TTCCCTGATGTCTGTGTGCTTCCTGTGTCTTGCAGATAAACGTGTCCATCATATCGAACCGTTACTCCATTTGCATAAGATGTACTTGCCGCCCATTCATCGTGATGCGTTTCTAATAACTCTCTAAAACGTATGTAGCGTCCAACATCATCACTTGTAAATAAATCTGCCGAAGCAGTAATTGTAACTGTGCCAGTTTGTGCTGATGCGTACAATGTTATATCAGTGCCATTCTCATCCAGATACGGACCATCAGTAAAATCTATATCTTCTAATGTAAATGATGTGGCTGTTGTTCTTGTTACCTTTGCTGGTTCATGGTCTTTGTGCGCTAAGTAAACTACGTCAGCAGACTGAACAAAGTTAATCTCAAAGATATCTGTAACACTATATGTTGTGGTTACTTCTACTATCTTACCAGATGTTCCACCAGATGTGTACGCTGTAAAAGCACTGCCATCTATACCAGATAACTCAAATGTATTTGTCGTTTGATTGGCAACTGTAAACTCACGATTGTTTAACTCTGTCATGCCGCCAACACTTGAGATAAACACTCTATCTCCGTTGCTGTAACCATGAGAAGTAGCAGTGATTACAACAGGGTCTGCGGCTGTCGCACCTGTAATTGTTTTAGTAGCTTCTGTAAGTATGCCACCGTCTTTAAAGAACCTAATGTAGTTAGCACCAAACTCAAAAATATATGCTTGCTCGTCACTAAACTCAAATGGCATAAGTCTTATCTTACCACCATCTTTAGATGTCCCAGCATAGTAAGTGCCAGGTCGTCTAGTTATACCACCTTGTGGATACACTAACATATTCTGTATTGTTTGGGCTGAACCATTATAAAGCTGTGCATCTACTCTGCCATGCAGCCTAGGTGTAATCTCACCAGAAGTAAAATTAGTTATTATTGTGGATACTCTTGCCATCTTAGAACCTTATATTAATAAAGTCGTCAGCAATAATCTTCTCTGGATAACCTTCTTGTGCATCCATAGAACGAGCCTCTTGCAATGCTCTCTCATATAATTGGTACATTTGTTGTCCAATACTATTACTTCCAGTAATTGCATATGCTGTTTCTGCCGCTAACTTAGTAGCAACCGCATGACGCAAAGAACTATCATATTGTTCTGTATCTGTAATCCTACCTACATAAACAATCCTGCAAGTACCTTCGTTAGAAAGAATTTTTCTGCCTTCAATCTTATACATAACTTGTGAGTCATAAGCAGACACATCACTATCTACGTTAGTGTTCCAAAAAGATAACACACGCAAACAATAAGGATTAGTAGGTAATGTGTATTGATAAGTAAAACCAAAAGCAGGGGCTTCAGAATCCTGCGCTAACTGCTTTCTGGTAATTGCAATATTCCAAGGATGTGAACGAAGAACCTGGTCACGAACAGTCTCAAACCTTCTGTTACATAACCTAGCTTCTTTAGAATTTTCAGTTAGTGAAGTAATGGTTGCTGCACCTAGCAAATCCATAGCTTCGTTACATATATCAACTACCGATGCCATATTTCAGAACCTTTACTTTATTGAGTAGAAAGGGGCGGCATGACCGCCCCTAACTTATTAGTTAATCACATACTCAATGACAAACGCCATGTCACCAGCAGATGCACCTTCAGCACTGAAAGTAGCCGCAACATAGTAAACATCGCTTGGGTCTGAGCTTTGCCCAGCTAATTCCCAAACTTGCTGTCCAGTTGTGTTAAGGTCTGCAACTTCATAACGAAGTTCTGCTAAACCAGCACCGTCTGCAACATCAGTAGCCAAAGCATCTTCATCAACAACAACACCGTCATTCGTATAGAAGCCGACATTGTATGTGCATGAACCGCCTAATGCGTCTGAACCAACACGAATTGATGTGATGGTAGCGTGAGTTGGTACTGGTGCAAGCATAACGATATCGTCATCGTTAGTGTCTGTTGCCGCCAATGCTACGTTACCTTGAGCAACGCGGATTTTACCGCCTAACTCGCTGGCAGGATTTGCAACTTGAGGAAGTGCCTCAATATTTGCAACTAAATCAGAATTTTTTGTACCCATAATCTAGTTCCTTTCTACGCTGCTGCGCCATCTAAATCGTCTTCATCACACTTGATGCGAACGACCATGTTCTCTTGCATACGAGTAGCACCGATATCCATGCAATAGTAAACTTGAGTTGCGTAACCTTTGTCAGCACGCTCGTCAATTCTTGCAGAAACATCTTTGCCAATACCTAATGCTAAACCTTCTTGCGCCCAGGCGAAGCAGGTACGAACATTATCTGTATCAACAGATAGACGGTTAGACATAATGAAGTTGAAGCCCATGAACTCATTAATCTCACCCTGTACCAGAGCCTTAACAGTGTTAAAGTCTGCTGATGTTACGCTGGTGTCAGCCAATAACGCATGGATTTGCGCTGGACCAACCACAATGTAACGTGGGATTGAAGGGTCAACGTCAGCTTGGTCAAGCAATTTCTTTGCTTCACGTAGCTTTGTTAAGTTCATGTTTGTTGCTGCACCACCAACAGCTACACCAACATCCTGGTTTGTATCGAAAGCTGTGCTTGTTGAGCCAGTCTCGCCAGTAGATGATGCAGCGTCAAATGCTGAAATGATTACGTCATCCATTGCACGTCCCATAGCTGCTGCTGCGGCTTGTGCATAAGATGATGTTGGGTCAATCAACATACGAACTTTGTCTTGGTCGTCAATTAAATCAGCATACTCATATGATGCTAATGATAGTCTACGCCTAGTATGAGGTGTATCCATTTGTGGTGTGTCGGCATGACGGCTAGAACGCAACTGCGCTGTAGCAACTCCTACCTGGTCGATGAAAGCATTTTTGCCAACAACATTCTCAATACGTACAGTGTCACGCAGACGGCTTCCCATCTGTTGCGCAAGCATCTGCACGTTAGCAGAATACTGTTGTACAAATGCTGTAGTTACTTGTGTAGACATAATATATCTCCTTTTGTCACACGATTACATTTATACACTTTGCGATGTGCTACCCTTGCGGACACTTCTAGGTTTTTTAGCCTCCATGTGGCTACCGTCTTTCCGATTGTCTTCAGGACGGCAAGTACATAACTTATCGCTACCCTGGTAAACCCAATCCCAAACCTTATCAGCAACTGGAATTGGATTTAAAATCTCGCGTTGTGTGCAGTTATCAAGCACTATACGCATAACTTCTATTCTGGCATCAAGTATAGTTTCTCTATCCATAAATCATACCATACAAATCTGACACTCTTTCCATAGCTTTTTTTCTTCCAACTATGTTTGACTTATCCCAATACACATTAGACTTGTCATTCATTATAGCATCAATCTCTGCTTGTGCTTCTGCTGGGGTCATAGCATGGTTGTGTGGTGCTTCTGAAATAGTGTCTTCGCTGGTTACAGTTTGCCTGAAATCCGCTATATTTGCAAACGCTTTGATGAACTCAGGATGGTTGCCAATCATAGTTCCGTCAGACAAACGCATCTCTAAAATCTCTGGGGATGCAAACTCTGAAACAGCACGACCAGCGGCTTGCACTTTATCTTCATATGCTTTGCCCCATTCTTGCCTTAATTGAGTTTCTATCTGCCCACGTTCGTATTCAGCGTTCTGTGCGTTTTCTTCTTGACCAGTATTAACCATAGACCTGTAATACTCTAAAACACCGTTAGCTTGGTCAGGTGTTAGTCTAAGTTTATGTGCTACGTCTTTGTAACCGTTAGCTACATCTTCTGTAACAATATTCCCATCTACAGCTATCTCATATCCGTCAGAAGATTCTGGTCTACCTAGTCTTTCATAAATGCGGTCTAAGTCTTCATCTGTTGGATTAACTGGCATAGGTATTTTGTCTGCGCCAATTAGTCTTTGTGCGTTTACATATGATTGTGCCAGATTGCTTACATCCTTAATTGGGGATAGGCTTGGATGATTGCGTATTTCTTCTGGAATCATATTTAAAAAATCGTTACCAGAACCGCCCTGCGCTACTTCTGCTGGTGTTTCCAACAAAGTACCTTGAGGCTGGTCTACCTGTTCGACTGCTTCTTCTGACATTATGTCTCCTTAATTATCATTTGATGTATGTGCAAGATTGTGGCACGTTTGCCTTCTTCATATGTAGTAGCGTTTGCATCACCAGCTACATAGCTTGTCCAGTGGTAGTTACACCGCTTTTCAAGGTCTTGTAACACTTTCTGTCCAGCTTCTGTGCTAAATATATCAGTGTACATTTGTTTGAGTTTCTCTTGTTCTTTTATTGGGTCTACCATTATTTCTGAACCATCCTAACTGCTTGCGCTGCCTGTGCTGTATCAGCAACGTCCTGCGAAATTTCTTGACGTTCCATCTGCTGTTGTTGCATAGCCGCACGTTCCTGTCTTACTTGATTAACTTCACGTTGTGACTTCAATGTAGTTTTAGGAACGCCAAGTGCATCTGTAATATGTCTTACTAATCCATCAGGGTCGATATGGTCGCCAACAGGTAGTGCCTGTGATAACGGCATAAGTATCTCTAATGCCTTCATAGTATTGTTAAGACTGCTAGATTTTTGCGCCCTAGCTAATGGAGATACATACTCAATATCAATATCTCTGCCCTGTAGTATTTCTGGTGGAGGGGCTAACATATCTGCCCTTAACATTAACGCGAACACTCTGTCTATAAGTGGACGAAGCATCTCATTCATCAGCCTTCCAAGCACAGGACCAATCACCCTCATGCGTTCTTCCTGCCTTTGAATAACCTCGGTGGCTGTCATGTTTGGAGAACCACCAACAAGTAACTGGTCTACATAAAACGCAGAACGGATAGCTTGTCTTCTCTGGTCTTCCATAGCTAAACCAATATTTATATTAGAACCTGTATTCAAAGGTGTAATTGTATCCCTTGAACCAGCACGATAGAAGTTAAGACCGCCAGGGTTTGTTCTTACTGGTAGCATAAAGCCATCGTCAGGAACTAATAATGGTGGGTCGATTGTCTTTTGTGCTGCTTGTATAATAGTCTTAGACATTAAGTTAAGCATCTTAACATCTGGCAGTGCTACCATAGCAGGACTTCTGCCCATAACTTCGCCAGTTGATTTCAAGAAACGTGGTACAGCATATGGCATTTCTTCAAAGCCACCCTCTGACATAACCATCTTGCTACCCATACAAATATAAATAGATGCAAATGGCATATTCTTATTATCACGCTTTGTAGTGTCTCTATCTATACGAGGTGTTACTGCGTGTAATATCTCAACTTGTTCGTCAGGTTTTTTCTCATAAACACGTTTAATAGTATCACTAACATTATCTATGCCAAAGCGTTGCACTGCTGCTACCGCACTTGTGTGATACTTTCTGAATACAGTATCAACCATTCCATACTGGTCTTCTTGTACATAGAACTCAGATATATGCCTGGTGCTAAACCTTAGATTATTATTATCTATCTCAGTAAACATACAAGCTGTGCCGAACACAGTTAAGTCTACATATGTTTCGTGAACCTCAGTCTCAAAATTAGATTGGCTGAAAGCCCTCATCATACGCATACTGGTATCTTGCAACCATTCACGCACATCATCATCACGATTAATGGTTGTATCTTTAACATCTAAGTGAAACCAAGGTGATGCACCGCTTGTAAGCATACCATGTAAGGAAGCTGAAAGTAAGTCTACAGCCTGTAATGCAGTTCCATCATAGATAAACTCCATACGCTTTTCACCGCGAGAACGCTTCTTAACTATATCCGCTTTTCTAGGAAGCATATAGTCAGATAACTCTTGGTAATGAGTATCCCAGTTGTCTCGTTGCATCTGGATATATTCAAAACGCTTTACTAGACTCTTGACGTAATCATTCATAATTTATCCTAACAAGGTTGGTGTACCAGTTGTTGGTGATTTTTGGTCGCTTAACGCACCAGCTACAATAGTAGAACCGCGACCTTTGCGCTTCTTCATTTGTTCACTCATGTTTTCTTCTGCTAACACTGCTGCCCTAGCTGTGTCTACTGGCGGTGGAGGCGGTGTCGGTGTTGGCATAACTGGTGTTCTTGGTGGACTCATAAAACCCATAATAATCTCCTATCGTATAAGTGTATCTATAGTACCTATCGCCCCACCAAATCTTTTACCAATACCGCTTCTACCTCGGCTAACGGTTCTAGTGTAAGGTGATACTGGTGAAGCATCTTGCGTGGCTGTAATTGTGGAAGGTTGCGATAATACAGTTGTTGTACTTTTAGCTGGGGCTGTTGTGCCTTTAGTTTTAGCTTTTGTTTTCTTTAAAGGGTTAAACTGTGGTCTACCAGTATATGTTTTAACATTACCACCTGATACAGCCCCGACAACTTGACCTGTAGAATCTCTGACAGGAGTACCGCCAGCCCTTAAAGTATTAATAATACTATTCCTACTTATAGATGATAACGCTGTGGCTACAGTTCCTATGGTGGTAGGTACTTCTTTACCCAAGATTTTTAAGTTACTTGACCTGCCTTGTCTTTCAAGCATCTCATTAATAGCTTTTGTTTGGTCTAACTGACGACTACGCATTTCTTCACGCTTCGCTTCTGTTTCAGAAGCAGTCATGGTTTTGCCTCTGTCTTTATCAGACTTCTCTTTTTTGCTACCCATTGGGCTTTACCTCATGCCAACCTATTTTATTTTTTAAGTTTCTTAACCAGAAACACTGTCTATACCCTTGTGAACATAACACATCTTTGATTGTTCTTAAAGAACGGATGACGTTCTCCTCATAAGGCGCAGCTATGAAGTCAATAACCCAAAGACTATCACCTTTATTATCAAACACATTCGGGTCTATATACCCACTTTCCAAGTAATCATCTATCTGCTTTTCAGTTGGCGTTGCATAAGTGCAAAAAAATTGCGCTTCTTCTCTACTAATAATATACTGACCCTTGCTTATTGGTCTGTTAATATATTCATTTAACCAACTAATATCCTGGTCTTTGTAATAATCTGAATCAGCCATTATGCTAATAAGCCAGTTGTAATCTTTATCTGTCATCACATACTAAAAGGGTTGTAGTCACTTACCGCAACTTGTTGAGGAGGTTTTGTATAATTAGTTCTATTCTCCAAGCCACTAGCGAGATACCGAAATGCATCTGCCGAATGTGACGTAAAGTCATGGCGCGGATGGTCTCTAAAAGTTTTCTTACGTTCATCATATTCTTGCCTGTATTGTCTTAACATCTCCAATCCCTCGTGACACTTATCTCTATCAAAATAACATTTAGGTATAAGCATACGAGCCGCATTAATACCATCAGCCACTTTCATACGAGGAATAACTTTAAATCTAATGCCTAGGGAAAAAGCAGTCTCAATACGGGATTTGCCGCTACCCAATTCACGAACCTCGATATCGTGTGGCGCAAGGTGGTCGCCATAGTTGTAGTCTTTTTTGTTGAGTACATCGGCGTAGTGCTGTAAGCCAACGCCACCATTCTCGTAATAATCAATGACATGAATAGCACCTCCTCTGAATATCTGTGCAAACCAAATAGCCGTACTGTCATTAATACCTAAGTCCCAGGCAGTATGTACAGGATACGAAGGGTCATAAGGCACTTGAGTTATTCTACCATCATCATCTGCATTTGTTAATAACTTGGCGTAATACGCACCTATGATAGCGGCAGTAAAGGAACATTCATATTCCTGTTCGTACTGTTCTGGTGTCATCTGGTCTTGTGCAGCTTGTAACTCAGTATCTTTTACAAGACCGCTTTCAGATGCCTTAACAACTTTCCAGTACCACTGTTCAGAACCTTCTTCAGTCTGTTGCTTTGCCGTTTCTAATAAATCAAAAAAATGATTATGTCCTGCTGGTGTACCTAAGAATACTGCCGCACCCTCTCTATCAGATAAGGCTGGGCGTACAACCTCCCCCCATACTCTAGGGTTCTGCATTCCAAATTCATCAAAGACAGCCAAGTCTAAATAAATACCCCTCAAGGCATCTGGGTTTTCGGCTGATAAAAGAGTTAGTCTAGCCCCATTTGGAAAATCAAGGCGTAGTTCTGTTTCATTAAAACTAACGCCTGGTATAACCCCAGCGTAAAACTTAACATAATCCCACGCTATTCTCTTAGCCTGTGTAAAGGTAGGGGCTATAAAGGCGACCCTTGGTCTTGGTAATTCACAAGTAAGCGCAAACCTAATTAAATGATTTACTGCCCAAACAGTCTTGCCAAAACGTCTGTGCATGACTAAAACATTCCAACGCTTTAGGCTGTTATGCATTTCAGCCTGAAGCGTACGAGGCTTATAAGGTATTGTTACTTGAGTCATTAACTCTCCCAAACAATACGAACCTTTCCGTCCGTACCTACTTCTACACCAGACTTGGATTTATTCTCACCGTATTGTTCTGGCATAGTTACCTTTGCCTTCCAACGTGTGTGATGCCCAAACTCTCGTAAAAGGTTATAATCATCTTTACGACTGCCCTGTATATTATCAAGCAGTATCTGTTCGTATGTCTCCATACGTTCCTCATTGACCCTTGCCTTGGTGTCGTACACTGCCTTCTTGAACTCTTCATCTCTATTCATAAGTCCGTAAAAGCCAGACACACTTATGCCAATGGCTGTGCAAGCATCCGCTACGGTTGCACCTTCGCCTAACAAGTCAATGACTTTGTCGGTGCGTGTCTTTGTTAGTTTCATGCTACTCCTGACTGTGTGTGGGATATGACTGATTAACACATATATAGAGTGGTGGCGCTCCCAGGGGGGTGTCGCCATGCAAAACAGCCCCCCATCATGCCGCGATTTGCCATGATTTGTGGTGCAGCTTATGCATTGCCGCGTGGTACATTTCTGTCATTGTGTGTTGATTCATATACAAACAACCAACCAATCAATTCTAATTCAATGATAGCCTATCATTACAGCCTTACAACCATGCTAAATGACATTTCTTATGTACAGCAAAAACTATTGACTGACAACAGCACACTATATAATGCACTATGCTTTTTTATCTTTTTTAAAACTTTTTTTAACAAATGT